TGCTTCATTTACTTCAGTGTCAGGGTCATCGGGAATAAAGTGACCATTTTCATCACGAGCACGTTCCATTGTAAGTTCTGTTTCTACTTTAGGTGCAGCAGGTTTCTTTTTCTTAGCCTTTGGTTTGTCCATATCAAGAATAGATTTGATTTCAGGCACCTCTGTAATACGAGTACCTTTAGCATCTGTAGTGAGTACCATTTCTTTTGTACTCATACACATTACTGCATTGCCTTTATCCAAGACCATGTATCCTAGCTTTGTGATTTCATTCATCTGTTCGGGTGTCATTACTTCTTCCTATTATCTTTTGTATTTAATACCATACCGCCATAGCGATAATCGCTTGCACCTTTGGCACATTTCTGTGACGCTGTACATGCTTTAGGTGTAGGACACGTAGGACAGGTTTTAAATGCCATTCCACCCTTATTCATGTAGCCCATTTTATTACGAACACCTTTAGGTAATTTAGCTAAACCTTTATTTCCTTGGGGTACTGGTTTCATAGTTACATCCTTTTACTTATGCTATTATAAAGTCTACGATCTGACCGTCAGGTGTACGTAGTTTATTTGGATTAGGATTGTACGCATACATCTGATTCACTAGCTTTAAGTCTTCTACTGGCGTGTCAGGGGTGATACGATTAGGTTCTGGCTTCTCTTCTACATTATTCCTACTAGACCTATCTTTATCTGCCTTCTCAAAGACAATGTTCTCATGTGTCTGGAAAGGCATACTAGGTAAAGGGAAGTGAGATATAAGGGTCATTAAACGTTTGAACCAGTATTAAGTTTGTAACACTTACCTTTTACGTACAGACCATTATTAGCTAACTCATTAGCTACAGCTTTTACTTCTTTGCTGCAATCTTCTTGTGTAGGAAACGTACCACCCGTTCTTACCAGAACATCACACGTTGTAGCAATTGGTCCTGAACATGTTAAGAGAACAGCTAACCACATTACTTCTTACCTGAGTTTTGCGTACCTGCTACAGATGCACCACAGTTAGCATAGCCACCCTTATTCATTTGTTTTGGACGTGCCTTTGGACGAGGCGTACTTGTAGGTTTAGTTTCTACGTAGTCCTTTGCTTCAGCTACAGCCCTTGTAATTGCCTCACGTAGAAGTGCCCTATTCTTTTCATCCGTTTCACTTTTTAAACGACTACGCATTTCTTCTAGTGACATCTTACCTACAACTGCTGCAGTTAGTGCTGCCGCACCTGCGGCTTTAACTTGACCTTTGGCGTATGCACGTTGTTCACGTACAGCGGGTTCAACTTGACGTTGCCCATCACTTGCAGGTTTCATTAACTTTTTAGCTTTACGTCCTTGACGTGCCATCGCTCCAAATAATCCCATTACTTCTTACCTTTCTTAGCATACCCGCCCTTTTTAAAAGTACGGGGTTTATCTTTGCCTGTGTCTACCATCCTACGTTCCATCCTACGTAGTGTAGCATCTTGACTTTCTGCTTTACTCATACGTTTAAGTCTAGCAAGATTACGTTTAGCTTCTTGTGTTAAACGGCTACGTGCTTCAAGGTTACGTACAGCTAACTTCATTTGATTAGGAGTAGGCTTGCCTAGTATCTCGCCAGTATCACGAACAATACCGTTTGTGTTGCTACCAATAAGCTCGCTATCTTTATATTTAGTTTTGGCACCTACTTTAATTTTTTTACCGCCTTCACCTGCAAGGCTAATACCCTTATCTTTTTTTGATCCCACACTACGGGTTCCTGCTGCTTTACGTGTGCGTGATTTATCTGCAGCCGCACTAGCTCTATTTAGTATACGTAACGCCTCTTTTTCATCTGCAGTAGCTGTACCTTTTCTAACTTTAGCCTCAAGTTCAGTTACAGTTTTAGCACGTTTGCGTGAACCTTTAGATGCAGCTTCCTGCATACGTGGTTCAGATAAACGACCACGAGTTACCTTACCAGCCATGCCTAACTCTACTTCATAGTCAGCTTGATCAGATGCACCACTACGTCCTAAACGTCCTGCAGCAGCTTCAGAGCTACCTTTACCACGTGCCCTATCTTCAGCTACAGGTTTTTGTGTGCCTCTTGGATTTGCTTTACTTGTAACATTACCTGACTTTACACTAGCCATCTGATTATTTGCAGCAGATTTAATATCATTTAGTGCAGCTTTTTCTTTTTCGCCTTTAAGCTTTGGATTGTTTTTAACTACCTTACGTGCTTCAGATGCAGCTTTACGTACATCCGTAACACTACCTGCTTTTTTTATAGCTTTAAGTAACGTAATTAGCATAGTATATGTTTCCTTACCATTTAACTTTGTGTGACCAATAACGAGCACTTAACTTGCTAGGCTTAGAGTCCTGTGCATTGTGTCTCGCATAATAGCTTTTCTTACGTGCTTTGTCTTTAGCACTTGAGGGGTTCTTACCTGCACCGCTTACGCCCTGCTGTCCAAACCTAATAAATTTATATGTGTCACCTTCTTTAGCCATTACGCAGTGTGACTTCTTAGGGTGCTTAGGTGTACGCTTAGGTTTGTTTACACCACTTAACCCTTCTTCTTTCATTTTAGTTTTGACTCGTTCAGGTATACTCATCCGTCTGTCCAACCTTCTTCACGCATAGCCCACTCTACGTGCTCTAACGTAAACGGCTTACCATAATGGTTCTGCACGGCTTCTCGCACGTAGAATACATCACTATGGGGAATATGTAATTTATCTATAGTTCCATTAAGTACGTGGTTATAGAACTCTTCTAAAACATTGTCAGTATATAGTTTTACTGATTTTTTACTCATTGTCAAGTACTTTCGTAATAATATACAAAGGCCCGCAACTAAAGTTACGTACTTCGTAGTGTACAGTTAAAGTGATACATATAAGTGATATATTAGTTAAGTATAATTATATCTAACTATATTAACATCTAAGTGAAACATTTTAAGTGTAATCACTTATAGTGTCATCTTAGTTTCTCTATATATAGTTTTACACATTAATTGCCCCATGTCAACCCCTAATCGTATTATTGTAACATAAAGTGACATACTGAAACAATTCGTTACCTATGATACATCACAATATGTTACAAAACTGTAACCATAGTGTGTGTAAACCACTATATATGTAATGTGGTTAACACTTCATTTTTCCTGATCTGTGTATTTCTGTGTATACATATACGTACACCCCCCGCATGGCCCCTGCCCACCTGCCTCATGACACGCTTACACAGCATGTGACATGCATATGATGCGCTGGTGTACACACATTCCGTGACGCAATCCACCAGACTACACAAAGTGTAAGCAATTACATGGGGTTAGATAGACTGAACAACTGTTATGGAATCAGTTGCCATGCTTTAGCATGTATAATGACAGGGTTTTGTGATCACGAAGTGTGTTGCAGTGCCGATGCACATTTACCCCACCAACTGTCCGACATCGGACATGTCATAACTATGTTATGTTTACAAATACCCTACCCCACTAATCGTGATGGTCACTGAGAGCCTCGCATGAGTTTTGCACACCAGTTTCGTAATTACTTGTAATTACTGCAACGGCACGGGAAACGACAGGCGCAGAGGATCACATGAAGAAACGACTTGACTGTACTACTATCTTATATTAGTTACATAGATAGTTTATTACACTCACTGTTAAGTGAGAGTATAATAAACTCTCTTAATGTAACATAAGATAGTAAGGAATAGAACAATGGCAAAATCAGCAACAGCAACTGGTACTACAATTTCAGCATTAGTAGCAGAGGGCAAAGCCCTTGGTAAAATGTGGAATGCAATTAACAGCGTTAAACAAACCACCAAAGCTAATGGCTTTGATACTCGCCTTGGTAAGCTTCTATCAGAGCTAAAAGCTCAGTCAACGGTTGATAGTGGTCAAATACCGACCCATGTTCTCCGAACACATGGTATTGCCAACATTGATCGCCGCCGCCGTTCAGAAGCTTTGTGGTTTTATGAAAACCAAGCTGACTGTGTTGAGTTCATGAAAGCTTCAAAGAAAGGTTACACATCACTTTCTGCTCTACAGAAAGCTATGAAAGCTGCTTCTAAAGAAGCTACTGCAGAAGCTACTGTAGCTAAAGCTAAACCGTCCGATGTCGGACAGTCTGATGACAAACCAACAAACCTTGTACAGCACTCAGAAACCAAGGTTTCCGTTCCTGTTACTCGTTCCACAATGGTAAATACCATCATCAAGCAATGCGAAGCAAATGGCTTGGAGCTAGAGCAAGTGATTGAAGATTTAATTTCTAAGCTTGCTTTGCAAGAACGGAAGGCATCATGAGCAAAGCAGAAGCTTTGAAGCAAAAGCTTGAGCTTGCTAAGTTATTAGCAAATGTAAAATCACCAACCAATGAACCCACATTGATTTACGATAGTGGATGGAAGGAACCCAAATGATTAAAATCATTCTCGCTGTAGCATGGATTGCAATACTTGTATTGCTTTCCTACTTAACCATTGCCGTTGCATCTATCAATGGGCATATGCATATCCTAATTGCCGTTGGGGTTCCTGTGGCAATGTTAGGGTTTATCACAATTTGTGAACGTCCTCTTGACAAGTAGTATTACATAGTTATATAAACACTTGATACTTTAGTGAAAGTGTTATATAACATATGTATAATACTAAAGATAACTGAAACCGTCCGATGTCGGACACTTTAAACGGAGTTTACTATGGATTTAGATTTTTTCAGTGATTTGTATAAAGATGTACATGGCATCAGACCCCGTGGCATTGTTCCAACACCAGAAATGGTGGAGTATTTACAACGTGAGTTGGAGTACCAACTTAATCAGGAACGTGCTGATGAAGATGCAAGCATCAATGCTTGTATGGATCATGGTGCTCCTGACATAGACACTGCTATGCGGTGGCTTGAACAAGCTAACATCCATGCTGAGTGGGTGTAAGCAGATATAAGTACACTTGGAAGTTATATTTAACTTTCACTATACATAATCAATGGTGTGAAGATAGGCCGACAGTCTACAACCCAAGTGTGCTTTTACCTGCTTACCAACTAAACGGAGTTTAAAAAATGTTGGAAATTACTCGTAGATCAATCATTTCTGGTGTTAAAAACACAATGAAACTTGACGTTACCATGCATGAGTACTTGCTATGGCGTGAGGGTATGCTCATTCAAGAGGCAATGCCTAACTTGTCAGCAGTGGAACGTGAGTTCCTCATTACAGGAATGAGTGAAGCAGAGCAAGCTGAACTTTATGTATAGTATAAGTTATTTACACTTGATATTTATTGAAAGTGTAAATAACGTATACATATACTAACTACCAAATTGAAACCGTCCGACGTCGGACACTTTAAAAGGACGATACAATGTATCAACGTGATGTAAATGAAATCAAAGCTTTCGTAAAATGGCGTGGCCCAGATGCTTTGGTAAACACTGGCTTGTTTGTGTTGCTTACAATACAAGCTGGCCTATCCACAGTACGTGGTAGCATGGTCAAGGTTGAACGTGACTTCTACCAAGCAGATTGCTTGTGGGGCAAGAAAGCTGATGGCTACGAGTACCTAAACGAGAACCGTGATTTCTTGTATGGCAAGCTGTATCACATTGCAGACACCAAAGGTTACGAAAGTGTGGAAGCATGTGCCGATGTCATACAACTGTTTATGGCTGTACCTAACCTTGGCATGGTCAAAGCTGCATTCCTTGCACAATGCTTAGGTTTCAATGTGGCATGTATTGACAGCCACAATATCAAGCGGTTGGGTATCTCACCAAACCTTGTCAAGACGCCACCATCAGGTATGAAACCCGCTACAGTTCGCAAGAAGGTTGAACAGTATGTGGAATTAACACAGCAAGAGGGCAGCGAGTACTGGTGGAACACATGGTGTGAGTATGTGGCAGGGAACCGTGCCAACCGTGCTCTTGATACTGGTGATGTTGTGTCTAGGTATCATGTAGAATGTATAACATATGGATTTGAACATGGCTAAGAAAGTATCTGTGGGCATTGTAAATCCTGTGGCTAAAGCTATGCTACAATTACGCAAAAGCCCACAGGTAGTGCCATCTAAGAAAGGCAACAAACGTAAGCAAAGCAAAAAGGAGAAGCAAAATGCGATGCGAAATGCAAAACTTTATTAAGTTTTCTAAATCAAAAGCGTCCGATGTCGGACAGAAACCAAAACGTGATGACTGGAAACGTGATCGTAAAGTTGCACGTAAGAATAAATCACTTAACCGTAAACTAGCATCTTAATATAAGGAGAATACCCATGACAAATTCAACATATGCACCAAAAGTTAAAACGTCTAACCCTGAGTTGTATGCAGAGCATACGTTCCACATGAACAAGGCACGTAAGTTTACATACAATTACGTTGTAATTGACGAAGTGCTTGCGGAATGTTGGAATGACATGACCATTGCGGAGATTGCAGAGGGCATGAACGAGTTGCCCAACCGTATCATCTACCGCACACAAGTGTTGAAGAAGCTTGGCATTATCAAGTCAAAGCACACTGGTAAAACAAAACTGTTGCAAGAGCAGCGCAAGCTGCGTGTACAGTTGCGTAAGGTGGAGAAACAATTAGATGCAGTTAACGCAGCGTAGCTGATGCTCTACCTATTGTTCACACCTTTTGCTGGCTACTTTGCTATGCTAATTACTATTGTAATAATGCACACTGTAGGCTATGACGTGAGAGGTGTGGATACATTCACTATCTGGTGTATATACATTCAGATATACGTATACTTATTTGTGATCACAAAACTGAAAGGTAAATCAGATGCAGATTAGTGACCTAGAAAAATTAGAATTTATACATGTCACATTGCAGGAGCAACGAACCCTTGCAGGGAGCGACTTAAATATGTTAGATATTTCTTTACGCTTTGTAGAAGAATTAAGAGAACCATATATGGAGTACAAAGATGAAAGTAATTCTCAATGATTTCACAAACCAAGAGTTTGATTATTTGGCAGAAATGATACACGAAAAAATTACAGACATGGGATATACAAACGATGGCAGCTTTGCCTTTACGTTGTCTGTTGAGTTTGAGGAGATTGATGATGAGAGTTGAAGTTTATTTCAATCTACATAAACACATATGGTCTGTTCGTTCATGCAAGACGGGCAGAGTGATAGGTCACACTGACGAAGTACACATAGACAATCCTACGTTTGTGGTACGTAAGGCAGGGCGTGAACGTGTATTGCGTGAAGGCAGGAAGAATGTTCATGCATTTGTACGTGGTGACATAACAGTGTTTAACGACTTTGATCCAGACTATTTGGATTATACACTTGTGTCATACAATCCATACAAGTTTGACACGTTTGTAGATGTGATTGACACAAGACCTGTACGTACTGCTAAACGTGCAGTGCTACAAATACAACCAAGTATGGTGGTGTATAATACCGTCAACAGACCATACCTATATGCAGAAGGAGCAAAACCATGACTAAGAAAAAGACACAAGAGCCAGTAACGTACCTACTACAAGAGGACAAAGCATTAGAAATGCTTGCGTTGTATAACACATTAGACAAGATGCTAGATGACGCAGCAGAAATGTTTGATGTAAACTTGAGCGCATTAGGTGATTTGCGGAGTAGGGCATATAAACTAAAAGAAACCTTTGGTTTTAGGCCACAGACACACCCCGATTCTGGTGATCGCCCTGCCCCTTGGAAAGAGTACGTCTTACCTAATGATGACCGTGCGTGGTACTACGAAGGAGAACGTAAGTGAAAATAATGGGCTACGAAGTAGTAGTTGAGATTGATGGGGTGGAAAGTGCTATCCAATTGGATGACACCTACCCCGCAATCAACAACTGGCACACTGCCACAGAGTTTGCAATGCGTATGGCTGAACACGATCACCCAGATGCAAAGCAGATTGACTTTGTGGAGTGTGCTGAATTTGAACTAGAAGAATACCAAGAGTATGGCTACATACATGAAGCACCGTTAGTGCTACAGTAAAAGGAGAAAGTAATGGCAGCTAAAATTAAACTGACAAAAACTATGATGAATAAAAGCATCATTGATGCCAACAAATCTGTGCAAACGTTTTTGCTTGAAGACTTTGGCATGGACTACAGTGACAAATTTTTTACAACAGAATGGTACGACACAGAAGAAGAAAGGACTGTTCGTAACAGTTTTACTGTCACAGGTGAATACATTGACGGTGAAGAAGCTAATATTAAATTCTATCGCAGTGCTAAACGTGGTGATAGACGCATCAGTATACAGAAGCTGAAGCAATATGCAGATGCAGGTAACGAAATACGCCTGATATCAGACAGCGAAAGTGATGGCGATGGAACACGTATATTTATATCAGTATACACATCTGGAGAAGAAACCAGTGCCGATTGATGATCCGTGTGATGATTGGTCAGATACACCTTTACCTAAGAGGAATTATAAATGATTGAAGCAGCATTGATGTGCATTGCACTTAACGTATACTTTGAAGCACGTAGTGATACCATGACAGGGCAGTATGCCGTAGCTCATGTGGTCATCAATCGTGTACAGTCTAGCAAGTTTCCTGATGATGTGTGTTCTGTGATTAAGCAGTCACGTAACGATGGCACATGTCAATTCAGTTGGTACTGTGATGGCAAGTCAGACAAGCCAAGAGAACCCTATGCATGGGCCTATGCCCAGATGGTAGCGGCAGATGTAATTCTTGGTGAGACTGTTGATATAACAGAAGGAGCAACACACTATCATGCAAATTATGTACGCCCCTATTGGGCTGACAAACTAAACTACACTGTGACTTATGGGTCACACCTGTTCTACAAATAGCTAACACCAATTAGTAGGGCATTGTATGCCTTACATAACTATGGCACAGTTGCCGCATACTTATCATAAGGAGAAAATAGTATGGCTTTAGATTTTAATAATGACCACATCATACCTGAGTACATGGACTTTGCAGTGGAGTTTGAACCCACTAAAGTGAAGGACAAGAAGTACGTTATCAATGCTACATCAGGTGAGTACCTTGGTGTAGTGGGTAGCACATTTACTTGTGCCTCACATGGTGACTTCTATCGTGGTGTCCTTGACACTGTGACTGAGGAACTAACTAGCCATGAAGTAGCAGATGCCAAGATGAACTGGCGTACTGCACGTAATGGTGCATGGGCTATGCTTGACATTACCCTGCCCAACATGAAGAAAGTCGTGGAGACTGACAAACATAGCACTGAGATTGGCAATCGTATTATATCATTACATGGTATTGACGGGTCATGCAGCAACCAAGTTTACTTTGGTGCCATTGATTTCTTCTGTACCAACGGCATGATACGTGGCGAGTATGACAAGGTGCGTAAGAAGAATACATCTAACTTTACTATGGAAAGTTTTATCTATGAACTGACACGAGCACGTAAGGACTTCTATGAAGAAGCCAGCAAGATGCAAGTGTGGGCAGAAACATCCACTAAGTATGTGGACATTCGTACTCTGTTAGATGAAATGATTACATCAGATCGTAAGGCAGAGAAAATGTATATGCTGTACCTACAAGAGGCAGCGGAACGTGGACACAACAAGTGGGCACTGTACTCAGCGTTCACAAACTATGCATCGTATGCCGATGAACGTAACGGGTTCAACCTGCGTAACACAGGCAACGACACACAGGCTGTAAGCATGTGGTCACGTGAGCAAGAGGTATCCAAGTGGGTATCTGATGATCGGTTCATTCAGTTGGAGGCTGCATAACGCATGAGAACCTTACCACGATATGTACAACAACGGGTGTCACCTTTGGGTGACATCTCTTACCGTTTCAACCCGCCACAGACACTGGTGAATGAGGGAGTAGTAGAACGTGAAGAACTAGGTGACGATCCAAAAGTTGCAAGACAACTTGCACGTGAGTACAACAGAGACATTGATGCATACCGTGAAGAACAAGCTAAAGTTGTAAAGCTAAAGCCTAGCAGCAAGGTCACAGACCTTATCAACTATTACTATTTGTCTAATGATTTCAATATGTTACGTGACTCTACTAAGGTAGACTATAGGTACTTCTTGACTGTGGTACACCAAACAATTGGGTGCCGTAAGTACAAAGACGTTACACCTAAAGTTGCAAAGCAAGCATACGAGAAATGGGTTGAACGTGGCGTCAGCTTTGCCAATCATGCAGCGACATGTGCCAGCAGAGTGTACAACTACGGCATTCAAATGGAACATGCTGAACAGAATCCGTTTGCTAAGATCAAACGTAAGGCAACCAAACAACGCAAGAAAGTGTGGGAACATCGTGACGTTGTGAAGTTTCTTGATGTGGCATACAGTGACTTTCAGTACCGTAACATTGGGCTGATTGTACAGATGGCATACGAGTGGTGTCAACGTCTGGGTGACATGCGTACCCTGCGTTGGGATAACCTTGACTTGAAGAAGCAACAACTTACGTTGGAGCAAAGCAAGCGTAGGGCAGAGGTGTTCCTGCCTATCAGTGATAACTTGACAGAGATGTTGACAGATCAGAAAAGTGACTTTGGTTTTCAAGAATGGGTAGCACCACACCCACAGCCACGTCAGGGTGGGTTTCAACCCTATGCAATGGAGAGACTGTCCAAGGTTGGACGTAACGTCATGCGGTTAGCAAAGCTAGATGAAGAACTAAGGCTCATGGACTTACGGAGAACAGGGGTAACACAGATGGTGGACAGAGGTGTGCCATTGCCACAGATTATGTCAGTGACAGGGCATACACATGTTGCATCTGTGAAACCATACATGAAGCATACTTATGAAAGTGCAAATAATGCCTTGACACAGAGAAATGTATCTGTACACTTGAGTGGAACGAACAACATAGAAAGTGATATATAATGAATATACAAGATCATATAAGTGATATGGACATAGTTAATGGTGAGACTAAACGTACTAACTGCCCTGTATGTGGGGGAGTCCGAACATTTACAGCCACCAATAACATGGGTCAGCTTGTATGGAATTGTTATAAGGCAGGGTGCAGTGTGTCTGGTGGCACACGTACCCACCTTACCAGTGATGACATCCGTAAGTCTCTTGGTGTTGTAGCAGAAGAGACAGAGGCAGTCACGTTTCATAAACCTGAATGGATTGTACAAAATCATTTTGAAGTACAGGGGTTCTGTGAAACATGGGAGATTGATGCCCGTGATCTTGGATTATTGTATGATGTTCGTGAACACCGTGTCGTATTTCCTGTGATCCACAACAACATCATGGTGGATGCCACAGGCAGAGCACTAGGAAAAAAGTTACCTAAGTGGAAAAGATATGGAAAAAACCCCTTGCCGTATGCGTATGGCTATGGTAAAACAGGGGTAGTCGTTGAGGACTGTGTAAGTGCAGCTATTGTGGGTGCGACAGGCAGTTCTGGATGCTCTGAGGGTGGGGTGTATGTCGGGGTAGCAGTGTTGGGCACCTCACTCTCAGAGGCACATAAGCAATACTTATCACAGTTCACAACGGTTGTAATAGCACTAGACCCTGACGCCTTACCAAAGACACTGCAGTTTGCAAAAGAATTACGAGGCTATGTTAATGACGTAAAAGTTTTACGTTTGACAGATGACTTGAAATACCGTAACCCTACCGACATAGACAACTTACTAACACTAGGAGAAACATAATGGAATTATCATTAATACGCAGCTTAATGGACAAAGAGTTCTACGATGACCATCGTGGAGCCAAGTGTCCTGATCGCCTGTTCAGTAAAGATGTACGTAAGATCAAGCAGTCAATTGACACTGCTATGGATCGCTATGAACGTACCGTAACACCTGACGAGATAGAGGCATTGTTTATGTCAAACAATCCTACACTCACCACAGCACAGAAGGGTGCATACAGTTCCCTCTTTAATCAGGTAAAGAAGGAAACCCCTATGGGCAGTGACATAGCACAGGAAGTGCTATCTAAACTGTTTCAACAGGTGGTTGGAGAAGACGTTGCCAACCTTGGCTTTGACTACGTGAATGGAACTAAGGGTAGCCTTGAACCATTGCGTGATATCCTTGAACGTTATTCAGATGACTTCACGCCTGACCTACGCATTGAGTGGGATGACATTGACATTGATACGCTTCTTGAAAAGAATGATCTGGAATCACAGTGGACATTCAATGTACCTACCCTCACACGTAAGGTAGAGGGCGTGAATGCAGGTCACTTGATTGAAGTGGGTGCACGGCCTAACACAGGCAAGACATCCTTCCATGCCTCACTGATTGCAGCACCTAATGGTTTCGCACATCAGGGTGCCAAGTGTGTTATCCTATGTAACGAGGAAGCATCACACCGTGTTGGTGCACGGTACTTGACTGCTGCTACTGGCATGACAATGCAAGAGGTGAAGGACAACCCTGCACGTGCTCGTGATCTGTACTCTGTGGTCAAGGACAACATCAAGATCAAGGATGCCAGTGACCGTGACATGTCATGGGTGGAGTCGGTATGCAAGTCATACAAGCCTGACATTGTTATCCTTGATATGGGTGACAAGTTTGCACGTACTGGTGGCTTCTCTCGTCCTGATGAAGCACTGAAAGCTAATGCTATCTATGCCCGTCAGATTGCCAAGTCACATGACTGTGCTATCTTCTACATGTCACAGCTATCTGCTGATGCAGAGGGCAAGGTGCTACTAAACCAGAGCATGATGGAAGGCTCACGTACTGGTAAGGCAGCAGAAGCTGACCTTATGGTATTGATTGCCAAGAACCCTGTAGTTGATGGGCAAGAGGAAGAAGACACACAACGTCACTTGAATGTTGTGAAGAACAAACTAAGTGGGTGGCATGGTGTTGTTCACTGTGACCTAGAGTACAAGACTGCGAGGTACACCGTGTGAACCAACTAGAACTATTTGATGTTGTACTTCATCACTACGATGAAGGACTAGAGTGTAACAAGTGTTCAATGACACTACCTCTGGATAACTTTAATAGTATAACGTATGCATCAGGAACTATAGAATACAAAAGGATATGTAGAACGTGTCAACGTAATCAGTCACAGTTGATAGCGTACTTGAAAAGCACAAATGCATATCCACCTGATGACTACGTATGTCCAATATGTCAACGTGACATTGTGGAGATAGGCCGCAAAGGGCAGAAGAAGTTGCAGAGTTGGGTGTTGGATCACTGCCACGACACTGAAACATTCAGAGGTTGGGTGTGTCACCATTGCAACACAGGTCTTGGTGCATTCAAGGATGATGTAAATAGAATTAAACAAGCAGTAGAGTATCTACAGAAACACGAGGGGAATACATGATTACAGCAACATACATAGATCACATGGGTACTGACTTGACAGTAGCTAATGCTGCACGAGTAAGCTTTGGTAAGCAGAGTGAAATGGATACGAGTGATGTGTGGGGTCCACCCAAGTTGAAAGACAAGGATGCCAAGCTTATACAATACCTAGCCAAGCATAAGCACATCAGCCCTTTCGGGCATTGCTTTGCCAGCTTCCACGTCAAGGCTCCAGTCTTTGTAGCTAGGCAGCTAGTCAAGCATAAGTTCCTACGTTGGAATGAAATCAGCCGTAGGTATGTGGATAGTGAACCTGAGTTCTATGTGCCTACAGAATGGCGTGGTAAGTCGGATGACAAGAAGCAAGGTAGTGAAGGTATCGTTGATGATATACGCCCATCACTTGCGTGGAACATGATGGAGAGTAGCAAGAAAGACTATGAGTACTTACTGTTCAAAGGCGTATGCCCAGAGCAAGCACGTATGGTACTGCCTCAGAGCATGGTCACTGAGTGGTACTGGTCAGGTAGCTTGGATGCATTTGCTGACATGTGTAATCTAAGATGTAAGCCTGATACACAAGCTGAGACAGCAGAGGTAGCATGGGAAATTGACCGTAGTATGATTGACTTGTTTCCTGTGTCGTGGAGAGCATTAAGGGAGAATGATTGATGAGGGGTAACATTAATGGTGCAATCAAGGCATCAGCTATTGTAGCATTACTGATTGCTGCACCACCAGTACTGATAGCTATGACGTATGATGACTATCCAAAGTACTGTAAGCTATCTATCTTACTACCATGTATAGGAGTAAAGGATGAATGAAATTCGCCCCATGTCTGGTGATGAAAGACGTAGGGCACTAGAGAAGGAGTTGTATAACATGAACAGGGATGAAATAGATGCCGTGTCTTTAGTATCACAGATGAAGCGGTTAAACCTAACACGAGCCGAAGCTCTGGAAGCTATGGAAGAAAAAGCAAATGACAAACAGTTTCAGAAAGACCTTGACGCAACATACCGTAATATGATAGTTGATAGTTGGGATTACTGGCACGAAGGAGACATTGATTAGATGAACCACCTTACCCTTGACGTAGAAAACACTGTGGTAAAACGTAACGGCAAGCTACACCTTGATCCGTTTGAACCTGAGAATACATTAGTACAAGTGGGTATGCTAGATGACCTTGGAAACGAAAGCATTATTACTTTTGATCATTCTGAGCAATCACCCACACCAGAGGGGCGGTATCGTGTCCAGTTAGCGTTGGATGAAACCGCCCTTCTAATTATGCACAACGCAGCACACGACTTGATATGGTTATGGGAGTCAGGCTTCACCTACGAGGGTGAAATCTTTGACACTATGTTAGGTGAGTACGTGCTGCAACGTGGGCAGAAGGAACCCCTGTCTCTTGAGGCTTGTGCTGAACGGTACAGCCTTGACACAAAGAAGCAGGATACCTTGAAGGAATACTTCAAGCAAGGCTACTCTGTGCGTGACATTCCACATGCAGAGTTGTCAGAGTACCTCTCCCACGACTTACATGCCACGCAGCAACTGTACCTTCGTTTGCAGACATCATACGGGGAATGCAGTTCCTTAGAAGGAACAATCAAGCTTACTAATCAATTGGCATTACACATTGCCAAGATATATCAGCGTGGCTTTAGTGTTGATATGGAAGCACTAGAGGTTGTACGTAGGGAGTTCCAACAGGAACGTGACCAGTTGGTTGTTGACCTTGAGGAACAAGTACGTGAACTAATGGGTGATCGTCCAATCAACCTGAACAGCCCAGAGCAATTGTCTTGGGTTATATACAGCAAGAAGCCCAATGATAAGAAGGTATGGCCTGATCTGTTTGATGACTATCGCATGACAGACACAGACTACCGCAGTACAGTACGTAAGAATACACAGACACTGTACAAACAGAAAGCAAAACAGTGCAGTACCTGCAATGGTACTGGTCAGATAAGAAAGGTAAAGAAAGATGGATCATTATACGCCAGAACTAACAGATGCAATAGCTGCAATAGTACGGGTTTTATTTATATGGATTATCGTAATGTGGTTGGTGGGTTAAAGTTCAATGCACCTACAGCAAAATGGATATCAGCTAACGGCTTTGCAACAAGCAAAGATAAACTTGAATACCTTGAAGGTGTGGCTAGACAACGTGGCATGGAAGACGCAGTACTATTCTTGCAACGAGTACGTAGGCTTTCTGCTGTTGACACTTACCTGTCAAGTTTTGTGGAAGGTATCTCTAATCATGTAAAGCAAGACGGTAAGCTACATGTCAGGTTACTTCAACATCGTACTGCTACAGGCAGACTGTCGGGTGCTGACCCTAACATGCAGAACATGCCACGTGGTGGTACGTTCCCAGTGAAACGTGTATTCAAATCACGTTGGGTTGACGGAGAGATTATGGAAGCTGACTTTGCCCAGTTAGAGTTTCGTGTGGCTGCGTTCTTATCACAAGACAAGACTGCCATTGACGAGGTGACTACAGGCTTTGATGTACACTCATACACTGCACAGGTTATTACTGATGCAGGTCAGAGCATATCCAGACAGGAAGCCAAGGCACATACCTTTGCACCTTTGTATGGGGCTAGTGGTTTTGGTCGTACACCTGCAGAGGCTGCATACTATGAGCAGTTCACTAAGAAGTACTCAGGCATTGGCAAGTGGCACAAGGAGCTTGCACGTGAGGCACTAGCTACGGGTAAGATCAAGACGCCATCTGGTCGTGAGTTCTCTTTCCCTGATGTGACACGCCGTTCCAATGGTACTGTGACATTTTTCACACAGATTAAAAACTTTCCTGTACAATCGTTTGCTACGGCTGACATTGTACCTATATCTCTGATATACATTGACAAGTTGTTAGGGATAAACCAAATGCAATCATGCATCGTCAATACCGTACACGATTCACTCGTGATTGATGTGCATCCCAAAGAGAAGGATAAAGTATTACGGATTATACATGCAGCCAATGACAGACTGCTTGCCATCGTCAATAAGAAGTGGAAGTTGGACTTCAACGTACCACTATTATTAGAGGCAAAGATTGGTCCTAATTGGCTTGACACAAAAGATGTGTCGTGATATAACTATAGACTCGCAAAATAGAAAAGGAGATTTTAAATGAATCAAGTAGCAACAATTAACACAAGTAACTTCAATGCAATGGCAGAAGCAATGGGCATGTCTGTGGACTCTGGTAAACAGAAGTCACAAGCAAGTACACTTGCACGTTTGCGTATCAATCACTCAGCTATCATGGGTGAGGACACAATCAATGGCAAGAAGGTAAAGATGGAAGTTGTGGCAGGTGGCACATACAAGTTGGAGATTCCTGATGGCCCAACTTACTATGCAACTACTGCGACTATTCGTCCATACCTACAACGCTTTATGTACAAGCGGTTCATCAAGGGCAGTGACTCTACACCTAATCGTTACGTCAAGACACTTATGGCTAACGATCTAAACAGTGACCTCAAAGACAATGACGGTGGCTTCAACTGTGGTAAACCTGCAGGATGGATTGAAGACTTCAAGGCATTGCCAGAGAAAACACAAGACTTGATCCGTCAGATCAAACGTGTTCGTGTTATGTTTGGTACAGTAGAAATGCATGACGTTACTGATGCACAAGGTAATCCAGTTGACCTTGATCCACAGGCATTCATCTGGGAGATTGAAAACCGTGATGCATTTAAAACTGCAGGTACACTGTTCAACAAGCTAGGCAAGATGCGCCGTTTGCCAGTGCAGCACAACATCAAGGCAGCTACAGAGGAACAGTCATTGCCTAATGGTAGTGTGTTCTATCTACCTACCTTAGCTCTTGATCTGCAAGAGACACTAGATGTAACAGACCCTGAACAGGAAACGTTCGCAAACTTCCTAGCATGGGTGGAGAATTACAACGAGTACATCAAGGGTGCTTGGAATGACAATGCGTACAAGAATGATGACACAGACACAGATACTGTTGAAGCATTTGTGGATATTGACGCAGAGGATTTTGTGTAATGAACCATCCTGCTGAACTAAAGCTGCACCAGTTTATGACTGACGCTGCCAATGGAAAGACAACCTTCAGTAATGAAGTTGCTAAACAAATTGGTGATGAAGTTATGGATGCAGTACTTCGTCAGTTTGGTAGTGGTAAGTCTCGTGACAAGTTCACATTAAGGATGTCCAACATTGGGCGTCCTACTTGCCAACTCTGGTTTGCTAAGAACATGCCAGAGAAAGCACTACCCAAGCCAACTACATTTGTAATGAACATGATGTTAGGAGATATTGTTGAGGCTGTTTTTAAAGGGCTGCTTAAAGGTGCTAACGTGGAGTTTGAAGACACTGATAAAGTTAGCCTTGAAGTGGGAGATAGTAATGGTACTAGTGTTTCTGGTAGCTATGATCTTGTAATAGACGGTGCAGTTGATGACGTGAAGTCAGCATCACCGTGGTCTTATCAGAACAAGTTTGATTCCTTTGATACACTATCTAAGGGTGATGGCTTTGGTTATGTAGGGCAGCTTGCAGGTTACGCCAAAGCATCTGGCAAACGTGTAGGTGGATGGTGGGTTGTGAACAAAGGCAACGGTGAATTTAAATACGTACCTGCTGACGGACTTGACCTTGACAATGAACTTGATAAGATTAAATCAACTGTTGAAACGGTGAACAACAACGAGTTCAAACGTTGCTTCAGTCCAGTACCAGAAATGTTTCGTGGTAAACCCACAGGCAACAAGGTACTAAACGATAACTGTCGTTTCTGTGATTTCAGATACGAGTGTTGGCCTAACATGGTTGAAGAACCTGCTAGGTTATCTAAAGCAAAAGACCCCAAGACGGTGGCATACATAGAGGATTGAATATGTTAGGTAATGAAGAAATAAAAGAAATGCAGGAACAGATTGCTGCTATGGAAAAGGATATTGCAGATCGTAAGAAGGAACTGCATGAGGCTAAGTATGCAGGACTACGTTCAGCTATGGAAGCACGTAAGGCTGCAGACGATGCAGTGCGACAGGAGCTACGATCACTAGGCGTGTCTACTGTAAGTAGTTTGCCTAGTCCTTGGAATGGGTTGTGGCGCATCTAATGAACGGTAAGCAGTTCAAGGCAGCACTAAAGCATGGGTTTAGGAGTGGGCTAGAAATCAAAGTCAAAGACTACTTGAAGGAGAAGAAAGTAAAATTCAAGTATGAAGCCATTAAAATAGAATGGGAAGACTTGATGTACCGCACCTATACCCCTGACTTTATACTGCAGAACGGTATCATTGTAGAAGTGAAAGGAAGGTTCACATCAGACGATAGACGTAAGCACCTAGCAATAAAGAAACAGCACCCAGACTTAGACATACGGTTCGTGTTTGAAAACAGTAGACGTAAGCTAAATAAGGGTGCCAAAAGTACGTATGCTACATGGTGTGAAAGAAATAAATTCTTGTATGCAGATAGGGTTATTCCAGAAGAATGGTTGAAACAAAAGGGAGTTGACGTTCATCCAGACTTAGTAGTATTTCCTTACGACAAAATAAAAAGGAGCTAAACATATGCTAGATACACTAATAAAATTTAACCCTAATGATTTCATCATACGAATATCACCAGATGTGGATGACACTGGAGATTGGACGGGTGATCTTACTGTAGGTATGCTGACTACAGATGACAACACATTAAATTCAGATGACTTTGCTCACCTGAAAGTGTTGACTGACATGTTAATTGCTGCTATACCTTTAATGGAAGAAGACCCTGATGTAAGGAGCAAGCTATTCAAGTTAGTTGATCAACTTGATGCAGAAGAAACGGAAGAATATAAACCGTTAGTAAAAGAACGTGACGGTAACGTAGTTAAAGTAAACTTTTAGAAAGGAGATACGAATGGTAGACAATGTAAACAAACCACCACACTATAATCAATCAGGTATTGAATGCATTGATGCCATTCGTGCCGCCACAGGTGATGGATACGAGTATTATCTACAGGGCAACATTCTTAAATACATGTGGAGATACAGGTACAAGAATGGTGCAGAAGACTTGAAGAAGGCACAGTGGTATTTGACAAAACTTATTGAGGAAGTAGATGATAGTTAAAGTATTCTTAACCTTAAACATAGATGAAGATGAATACCCAGTTCCTGTAGATGGAGATGTTGATGAAGAGATTAGTCAAAGTCTGCAGGAATTTATATACGACATTGATGGAATGTCAATCAAAGCAATTAAAATAATAACGGAGTGAACATGGACAATTTTTTACCTACAGACTATCAAGCATTCATTCACACCTCACGTTACGCAAGGTGGTTAGATGATGAACAACGGCGTGAGTCATGGCCTGAAACAGTGACTCGTTATATGGACAATATCGTAGCACCTTATGTTAAGAAAGACTCAGTGTACGGTGAGATTGAACAAGCAATCTTGAACCTAGAGATTACACCAAGCATGAGAGCCATGATGACAGCAGGTGCAGCAGCAGCACGTGATAACATTTGTATGTACAACTGTTCATACATTCATGTGGATCATCCATTTGCTTTTGATGAAGCAATGTTTGTGTTGTTGTGTGGTACAGGCGTAGGCTTTAGTGTTGAACGTCAGTTTGTATCTAAGCTACCAGAAGTACCTGATCTATACGAGAGTGACACTACAGTTGTAGTGAAGGACAGTAAAGAGGGTTGGGCTAAGGCTTACCGTCAAGTGTTGTCACTGTTGTGGGCAGGAGAGATACCTAAGTGGGATGTAAGCAAGGTACGTCCTGCAGGTTCACGACTAAAGACATTTGGTGGACGTGCCAGTGGTGCAGGACCGCTAGTTGATCTATTCAATTTCACGGTACAGACATTCAAGAATGCACAGGGTCGTAGGCTATCATCAATTGAATGTCACGACATCATGTGCTTCATTGGTCAGATCGTTGTCGTAGGTGGTGTACGTAGGTCAGCAATGATTAGTTTGTCTAACCTAAGTGATGACCGTATGCGCCATGCCAAGTCAGGGCAGTGGTGGAATGAAGCAGCCTATCGTGCACTTGCTAATAACAGTGTGTCATACACAGAGAAGCCAGACGCAGAGACATTCATGCGTGAGTGGTTGGCATTAGTAGAGAGTAAGTCAGGTGAACGAGGGGTATTTAATCGTGAAGCATCTAAAAATCAAGCTAAGAAATATGGTAGGCGTGATCCTAACCATGAGTTCGGCACTAATCCATGCAGTGAAATCATTTTACGATCAGGTCAAGTGTGCAATCTTACGGAAATTGTGGTACGGGCCACGGATAATATTGAAAGTTTGGAACGAAAGGTCCGTCTGGCAACAATTCTGGGCACTATCCAATCCACCTACACTAAGTTCCCGTATCTGCGAAAGATGTGGAGAAACAATACTGAGGAAGAAAGATTGCTTGGTGTGTCTCTCACAGGAGTAATGGATAATCCATTGATGACATTAAAAAATAAAGGACTAGATGAAACACTTTCTCACCTTCGTAAGGTGGCTGTTGATACTAATGCTGAGTGGGCTGATCGTCTTGGAATTAACGTTAGTACTGCTATTACTTGTAATAAGCCATCAGGTACTGTATCCCAACTGGTGGACTCCGCAAGTGGAATACATGCACGACACAACAACTATTACATCAGAACCGTTAGAGGCGATAACAACGATCCCCTTACCGCCATGATGAAAGATCAAGGTATTCCTGCTGAACCGTGTGTGTTTAATCCAGACACGACTACTGTATTCAGCTTCCCTATGAAGGCACCGAATGAAGCAGTAACACGTACAGATATGTCAGCCATTGAACAGTTAGAGACATGGCTTGCTTATCAACGGCACTGGTGCGAACACAAACCAAGTGTTACTTGCACAGTACAGGATAGTGAATGGATAGAAGTGGGTGCCTTTGTGTACAAACACTTTGACGAAATGTCAGGTGTGTCTTTCTTGCCACACTCTGATCATACTTATCAGCAAGCACCTTATCAGGATTGTACTGCTGATGAATATAAGGCATTACTAAAGGAGATGCCGAAGAAGATTGATTGGACTAAGCTATCCGCATACGAAAAAGAAGATAGCACAAAGTCTAGTCAAACATTTGCTTGCACTGGTGACTCATGCGAAATCGTGGACATCGGAACTTAGGCACTAAACCTGCACCCTGTGTAAAGGTCTACGGATACTGCACAGGGTGTAACACAAACTAATATGGAAGGAAAAGATAATGGGAACACGTAAACAATTTAGTCGTGCATTGTATGAAGCGTATGACGCACCTGCAAAAGATAAACTAACTGCCTACCTAGTAGACGCAGGACACGAGATTGAAACAGCAGAGGAAAATTACTATGTGGACATTGTGTCAAAGAAAAAGGATTATACGTATTTTAACGAAGCGGAAGTCAAGCTTGCATGGAAAGGTGAATGGCCCACAGATTGGAAAGACATCCGCATTCCTGAACGTAAAGGTAGATTGCTTGAAAAATATGAGGGGGAGAATGGAGTGCTTAACTTCTACATCTTCCGTAAAGATATGAAGCAAGCTTGGCGTATCAAGGATACAAGCCTAACAGATGATCGTCTACGTGAAGCATATGGACGTAACATCTTGAAGGGTGAACTGTTCTACCACATTCCATACACAGAAGCAGAACTAATCAACGTAGCATAATACATCTTAACATAAGGAGAATGCATATGAACAAACAATTAACTCGCAAACAACGTGGCCTTGGCAAATATGATGCACCGTTAAAATTTCAATACGAGAAAGGTTACAAAGATTTTCGGCAGGGGCGTGTCGTTAATCCATTCCCTAGTGATACAATGCAGTACAGGGAGTGGGAACGTGGGTTTAACAAAGCCTACTACGAGCAGTTAAAACGGGTTAAAGGTAATGAACAAGCTACAGGAAGAAGCAGAACAGTTTCTAAAGGAGAAGTACAACATGTCTGATTTTAATTCGTATCAAAGATCAGCATCACGTACAGCTATCTATCCTGATAAACATAAAATACTTTACCCTGCTTTGGGTTTGGCAGGTGAAGCAGGTGAGGTGGCAAACAAGGTCAAGAAGATTATTCGTGACGGGCCAGAAAGTATGCCAGAGGATTGGCGTGAGCAGTTAGCCAGTGAGATAGGGGATGTGTTGTGGTACTGTGCTGCACTTGCCACAGACCTTAATCTAACACTAGGTATGATTGCAGGTCAGAATGAAGCCAAGCTCAGTAGGCGTAAGGAGCAGGGCACGTTAAGTGGAAGTGGTGACAAGAGATAAAAAAAGAGGGGCTGTAATGGCCCCTTTATTTTGTGATACTCTTTGACAGTTCCATTAACTGTTGTAGATCAACGATGCTAGATAAGTCAGGCTCCCTATCATTATATAGTCTAAACTTAACCACTGATGATCTACGTTGGTCTGCTGGCATCCGACTTAGTTTATCTACAGCTTTTGCCATAGGTGATCCTATGCCTTGATTAACAAAGTCAGCCTTGCCTTCATCAAGAATATTTTTAATATAATTTCTTGCAAGAATATTCTGATCTTTTTTAGTTTGACCCTCAGTTTCTGCTACCTCTTTACCTATCTCTACAGCAAGTGGAAGTATAGCAGATAGATATGTGTTTTCCACACGTTTCTCTGATGGTATTCGTGATCTACTTCCTAGATTATATGTCGGATCATCAAACCCAATAGACGTTAGATATTCTGTCATATCATCTGGCATATCCTTTTTGTTAATCCCAAAGAATAGTTTAGTACCAGAGTCAAAACGCTGTATGTCTCCTGTAGTAATAGAAACACGTGCGGGTAATTCACTTTCAAATGAGGGCGCAGCCATGCCACGCTGTACGGCACTACGTTGAAAACCCGATTGAAATGCTTCACCTGCACTGCCTTTAAACTCAGGATCAGTAGCAGCATCTGCATAATAGTCAGGACGTAAGTCCATAGCACGTTGTGCCTCTACGACTTGGAAATAAGGTGTAAAGTATGTCATAGTATACTGACCAACAGCACCACCTATCTTTTTAGCACGAGCTTGTGCATCAATCTCGTCACCACTTGAAACAATAATGTCACGTATCTCTTCAACAAATATGTTACCCATACCTGTACGTGCTGTAGTACCTAACCACGTTTCAGCAATGTGATCTGCATCCATGCCGTACCATGTGTCTAATGTGTCTTCCTGTCTGCGTCTTTCAAACTCTGCTATCCATCCTATCTGTCTCATAGGATACACAGGAGTTAAGTCTACTGCATCATCACCATACTGCATAGTTTCGTATGCTTCTGGTGCATCATCTGACTTTCTGTACTGATAGAATGCAGCAATAGCTGCAGCACCTGCTAAGTTACGAGAGATATCCTGACGATCACGTGGAGTTAAACCTGTACCTCTTGCATCTTTAAATGCTGCCCTACGTATAAGGGGTAGTGCTGCCCCACCCGTGCTTTGTGCCATATACTCAAGAGAGTTAAACATAAAACGTGGGAACGGTACAATGACTGTGAGGCCAGACTTTGTAATTAAATCACTGGTAAACTTGAAGGGTGGAAAGTCTGGTTGTTTTGCATACGTAACATCAAGGGCTTTCTGTGTGGCTTCTTCCATGATGTCAACAAAGGTACGCCCTTTCTCTGGGCGAAATTTACTAGAATCATTTAGTATTTCTTTAATATTACCACCTTCTAATGCCTTACGTAGATCAACTCCCCACTCTGCCTGTGTCAATCTTTCTAGTTCAGATAAGAATGTTGCTCTACGAATAACATGTTCCTGCCAACGGTTAGGGGCGTTTAGCGTGGCGGTAAAATCCTCTAGCTTACTTGCTACTGCATCCAAACCTTTGCCTACTCTAGTTGTGGCACTACCTCTACCTGTAAGTTCCTGCAGTTCAAGTACATTGTTCTGCATTTTAGTTAGTTGGTCAGCTAGTTCAGGCCGATTGAGTATGTACTCTGACCATTCTTTTGCTTCTGCCTGATTGAAGTACATGTAACGCATGTTACGGAAGGCACCTTTGTACGTACCATCACGAACAAGAGGATTAATATTCTTTACTGATTTAACTAAAGCACCAGCAGATGTGTCACCTGTGTCAACAGCACGGGCGTATGTAAGCATAGCAGTGTCAAATACATTACCAATACTTTCCATAGGGGAACGCACAATAGCTGACTGATAGTTACGTGCGGCAGTAGCTAATGATGAAACCATAAGACCACGACGAATATTCTCAGTACGTAATACTGTACCTGTCCAGAACTTACTAAGACCTTTTGCTACAGATTGACGTGACTTCTCTGCCTGTTGTTCTTTAATACTTCTAGGTTTAACACGGCCCATTTGTGACAAGCGATTTAGGAACTTACCTGCCTGTGATCCTGAACCTACTACACCTAACACATATTCTTCATATGACATTCCATGATCAGTTAAAATCTTTAGCATGTCAGGGGTTTCAAAGATAGTCTCCGCACCAGAACCTTTAGGTTTCATTACAGACAGATCAAAGATTTGATCACTTAACTTTTCTTTACCCTTAAATGCATCTGGGTATTGTTTCTTTAGAGCAACAACTACAGACACAAAAGCATCCATCTTTTCAGGGTTTAGGATAGGCAACGCAAACTCAGCATTATCCCCAATCATCAAGTCTTCTAGTGGAGTTGCAGCATCCTTACCCGTAGTACCATGATATACATCATCAATATAGTATTCTGTTACTTTAGTCTTACCCTGTTGGCGAACTAAATCTGTGTCAATTTCTAAGTTACCATCATCTAATGTTTTAGATATTGACATTTCATTACGACCTTCCCATTCCTTAATTAACTGACTTCTTAATTCTTTATTGTCATTTGCAATTTTTTTGTTAACGTTTTTAACATTGTCTGCAAGTTTGGTTTCAAGTCGCATGGCTTCCTGTACTTGATTATATGCAGTCTCACCACCAGATACTTTACTCCAAGCTTTATTT